GAACTCTCGACTATGATCGTGTTGTTCTGACAGTAACATCGAATACTGGTTTTGCTGTTGGTGATAGAGTCTATCAAGAAACAAGTAAAATCGGATTTAACGCAAATAGTTCGGTGAATGCAACAACCGGATTCATTACTCTTCCGACTGCAAATACACGATTCATAGTCGGCGACATTGTCAGATATGAAGTAGCAACAGGAAACACCGCTCTTACCGGACTGTTTAATGGTGATTACTATTACGTTGCTGCAGCGAATACTACAGGTATTATTCTGTCGTATCCTTATCGTAAATCCGATCAAATCAATTCAACTAACTTCTCGACATTCGCCAATAATAAAGTTAATGAAGTTGGTCACTATTTGTATAAAATGGCACACGGAACAGTTTTTGAAATCGGTTCTGGCGTGATCCGAACAAAAGATAACCATAACGCATTTGGAAATACCGGCGGAACTGCAAATACCACAACATATGCAAATAGCAATGTGATCAAGTATAGTGGTACTACAACAAATACCGCTATCAACTCCATTACAGTATACACGACTCTTACACAAGCAAACCAGGCATATTCTGCTCTTCCAGTTGCTGCCGCTGCTTTTGGATTCCCAAAGAATCCACAGGGTGATTCAAAGAATACTATCTTCTCGTGTCTTTCGTTTAATAAGTTTACGATAGGGTCGATCGGATCACTATCTGGAGTCGACCCAGGTTCTGGTTATAACGTCGACCCATATGTTATTGCACACCAGCCATACATTTCTGGATTCAATCGAAAAGACTTTGTGATCACTGTTACTGATTCTACTGGTGTGTTTGTTGTAGGTGAAAGAGTAAATCAAACACTTGCCAATCTTGTGTACTATGATCTAAAGGTAGATGATGGTGCATACAGCAATACGTTTGATGAAAAAATCGCAACAGTGAATACAAAAGACGAGATTCAAAGCGCAAATGACTTTATTCTGTATGCATCAAACACTGTAACATTTAATACTACAGATGAAGTCAACTCAAATACCGACTTTATTACAATTGCAAATGCAGACGTAAATTATCCAGCAAACTCGTATGTGCGTTATTATACCAACACCGGAAATACTGCATTAACTGGTCTATCAAATAACGCGTTCTATTTTGTTGCGTATGCTAACTCTACTGGAGTTACTCTTTCATCAACCGTCGGTGGCGCAAACCTAAATATTACACAGACTTCGAACGTAGCGACATTCAACTCAAACACCTCTGTAAATGGAACTGCTAACTTTATCAGTATTACGAATGCGAACACATTGTTTGCAAACGGCCAACAAGTCAGATATCTGACTGCCGCCGGAAATACTGCAGTTACCGGCCTGACGAACAACGCACTATACTATGTAAGATACGCAAACAGCACCGGTCTTGCTCTGTCCGAAACCGTTTCTGGAGCAAACGTCGATATTACCGCTCTCAATCCTGGAGGTTCTGGTCACTTCCTGAGATATTATAATGCAGATGCAAACGGGCATAATCTGGTAAAGTATGCAAACGAGTTTGCCAACAACCAGAGACTTCTGTACAGAACACCTGCATCAAATACCGTGATTGCAGGCCTGGCAAATAACACTGCGTACTATATTGTCAATGCAAACACAGTTGGATTCCAACTATCTGATACTCGCGGCGGTGCGGCCAAGACTGTAAATGCTACAGCCGGTGCAGCAGAATCACATACATTCTCGACCGTTCCTGGATTCTTACCAGGAGATCGTCTGTATGTAAACAGTTCACCGGTTGTGAACGTTACGGTGCAATCAATCTATACCGTCGGAGCAAACGGATTTGTTCGTGTGTCTGGTAATACCGGTACACTTACAACAAATACTCTACACTCGTATTCGAATCCATACGCAAGCGCAAACGTTTCAAATATTGCGCTGTATCAAATCACCTCAACTGCAAAGGGTATTGTCAAGTCGGCAAACACATCAGTTGTTCGTGTGAAGAGACTTACATTCGAAAACACATTCCAAGAAGGATCGTTGCTGATTGGTGATGTTTCAGGTGTTTCTGCAAATGTGGTTGGTGTAGCACAAGATCTAGATGTTCTATATCCGATCGGACTTAATGCAGATATCGAAGCAAATGTTATTACAGCAAACGGACAGGTCACATCTCTTCAGGTTATCGATTCTGGTATCGGTTATTCGAATGGTGACGTACTACAATATACATCAGAAGATGGACTCAGAGCTGGGTCGATCAAGGTTGTAATTGACGGTCACGGGATTGGCAAGGGTTATTACAGAAGTACAAAGGGCTTCCTCTCAGAAGACATGTACGTACATGATGGCGATTACTATCAAGAATATTCTTATGAGATTCTTTCAAAGATCTCGGTTGATCGCTATGCCGATATGTTCAAGAAGGTAATGCACACAGCTGGCACGAAGTTCTTCGGGTCGGCGGTTATTGTTGAAGAAGACTCGGCAACAGTAGAACTTTCAGAGATTGCAACCGGTCAAGAAGTACAGTTTAACTCAGCCACAGATGTCAGCTCTGTGAATGAAACGATTGATACTGATATTACGCCAAATCCATTTGCGAATGGAGATATTGTAAGATATACTACAGCTGCAGCAAATACTGTTGTCCAGGGTCTAGCAAACAATACTAATTATTATATTGTTCAGACATCCGGAACTACAGTAAAGCTTGCAAGCACTGCGAATGGAACTCCTATAAATATAACAGCTAATACTACAGCAAGTGGAGCTGCAACATCAGGCCACTATTTGACAAAGACGATCGAGGAATAAATGTCAGTTACTCAGAAACTTGTAACAACAAATTTTAATGTAGAAAGCGCCGCAAGTTTTGTGAGCTCTTTTGCAAACAACGATTACTTTGTCTTTGCTGGTAAGCATACTCCATATCCTGGAAGTGATGCAAACCTAACTACACCGAATAATAGTTTGAAGTCAACAAACCTTGACGTCTATGATAACATGATCTTCGCCAAAAGAATTTCTTCCAGCGATGTGGTGCATGTTGTCAACAAATATCTTTGGACTTCAAATACTTTCTATTACAAGTATGATCATCGTGATGGTGATCTTTACGACAAGAGATTTTACACCGTTGTAGACGATAGCACAGAGTTTAATGTTTATAAGTGCCTATTCAATGCTAGTAATACTACAGTCAATGTAAATTCTACTGTTGCTCCTTCAACAAAAACCCTAGATCCAATTATTACCGGCGACGGTTATATTTGGAAGTACATGTATAGCATCTCAAAAACACAATATGAAAAGTTTGCAACTGGGAATTATATTCCGGTTGTTGCTAATACAACCGTACAGGATGGTGCAGTTGACGGAACGATTGAAGTAATTGATATTATTACTCGCGGCCGTGGTTATGACAACTATATCGAAAACGGTGTGTTTAGAACAACCGATCTTTCAGTCGGAGGATCGAGCGAAGTTTATGGTGCACCTGATGATGCCGAAGCTGAAGATGACTATTACCGTGGTTGTGTAATCAAGATTACCAACTCTTCTGTAGGAGCTGCAGGACAATATCGTCGAATTGTTGATTATCGTGGTGTTGGTGGCCAGAAGATCTTTACTTTAGACTCTGCATTTACGACAGCACCCGCTGCTGGTGACGAGTATGAAGTCTATCCGTATGTTTATGTTTGGGGTGATGGAACAGAAACTACTTCCGCTGAAGGAAGAGCTATTATAGATTCTACTGCCAATTCCATCGTAGAAATCGAAATGCTGAATGTTGGTGCTGGTTATCGCTATGGCGAATCATATGCTGGTAAAACACCAGATACTATTCCAGTTACGATTAATAGCGCTTTTATTGATCTTCCTGCTTCTATTGCAAATAATGCTAATTTCACGGCTGCAACACTTCAGCCGATTATTTCGCCAATCGGCGGGCATGGGGCTGATCCTCTTAAAGAACTTGGGGCAAGAAGAGTTTGCATCAGCACAAAATTTACAAATAGCGAAGGCGGAACTATTCCAGTTGAGAATGATTTCCGTCAAGTCGGAATTGTAAAGAATCCTTTATTCACAAATGTAGATATTATTTTAAGATCGGCAAACACCGTCGGTGGCAGCTTTACGATCGGCGAAACAGTACATCAATTCAAGCAATATAAGCTACACGGAAACGTATCAGTAACCGCATCAAATAGCACTATTAAGAAAACAGACCAGGGACGTATTTCATCAACTGTTACCATCACAAATGGCGGTACCGGATATAACAGTGCAGTTGATACAATTACTGTAAACAACACCGGCACAGGTGGATCTGGCTTTGCTGCGACCTTTGCTAATAATGGATCAGGTGTAATCACTTCGGTTACAGTAACCAATCAAGGTAATAATTATGTTACGGTTCCAACACTTTCGATTAGTACAGCTACCGGTTCGAATGGTCAACTTGCGGTTGCACTAGCAAATCCGCAGACTCCGACATTTAAAGACAATTTTGCTGTTGGGGATTATGTTTTAGTAACTAACGGAAGCAATAACTATCTTTCGACTGTTGCAAGTGTACCTTACGATTATCAGATTACTGCATCTACCAATTCTACATTTACAGCCGACAACTGCGAAATTTCAGCTCTTGTTCTAGAGGCATCCGGAACAGTTACTTCGACAAGTGCCGGGCAAATTACACTTTCAAATGTTTCAGGGGTGTTTACAGAAGAATCAAAGATCATTGGTCTTACTTCGAATACGACTAGCATTATCCAGACAACTGCTCTTGCCGGTCAAGCTGCTATTCAAGTCAATGATAAAACTGCAGGATCTTTTGATACGGCAGTTCAACTGTCAAGACTTGTTGGCAACTTCCCTTCAGGTGGTACAGACTTTATTTCTGATGAAACCATTCAACAGAATAGCCTAGTAGAATATGCTAAGCCACGTGGCGCTTTCCACTCTATCAGTCTTGGCGGCGGTGTTGATGACGATGTCATGTATATCAGTAATAAATTTGGAATCTATAATCTAGACCCGGCTGGAGTAAGAAATATCGTTGGTGCAACTTCTGGCGCTACCCTTCAGAATTTGAGTAATAAATATCCTGGAGACTTTGTTGTTGGCAGCGGTCAAGTTCTATATATTGAAAATCTAGATCCGATTACTCGAAGCGGCAACAAATCAGAAATAATTAAGATAATTTTGGAGTTCTAAATAAATGGCTCTGCAGACAGACCTAAACGTATTTCCATATTACGACGACTACGACCCGAACAAGAATTTCTATCGTGTTCTTTTTCGCCCGGGCGTGGCCGTTCAGGCACGTGAGCTAAATCAGCTACAGACTATTCTGCAGAATCAAATCGAACGATTTGGCGACAATATTTTCAAGCGTGGTACAATCATTGAGGGTTGTAACATTGTTCGCCATCCAGTGCTGCCATTCGTCAAGATCAAAGACACCGAAACTGACGGAACACAAATTGCTGTTACTGCATACGAAGGTATGTCCGTTCGTAACAGTTCAAACGTAACCGGTTATATTGTCAAGACGGTTGCCGGGTTCGAATCGCGCGCACCTGATCTTAATACTCTCTATGTCAAGTACAATTCGTCGGGTTCTGATTCGAATACTTCGACATTTGCTGCCGGCGATACACTCACTGTATTCAGCCCACTTTATCCAATCTTTAAGACACGCGTAACCAACGGGTCATCGCTATTTAGTAATAATGATGGAGTTGTGTTCGTTTCGGCTCTTGCTGTACAGAACTCGACCGGGGGCGCAACATTCCCTGCCGCGGCATTCGTAGCAGGTCAAGTAATTCAGAACGGTGTTGCCAACATACAGATTATTGAAGCAAATACCACAGCAAATACTCAAGCTCTTATTCTTAAGGTGAAGCCGCTTGCTGCTGACCTTCTGACTGCAAACACGACAAAGTGGCGCTTCGGTGCTGGTGAAACTATTCGTAATGCAACAACTGCAAATACTGCAAACGTTGTAGCCGTGATTGGTTCAGGTGCTGCTGGTTCTCTTGTAACAGACTCTCTCGGTAAGATTACTTCTATCTCTATTACCGGCCAAGGCGGTGGATACTATGTTGCTCCACACGTAACTGTTATGAAGCAGACTACATCTTCGCTTTCAGCAACTGAAATTGCGGATCTCGATGTCACCGCTCTTAACTATATGGCCGATGTGACTGTTGCTAACTCGTCGCTGACACCAGTCGGAACCGGTTATGGTGTAACGGTCGATGAAGGTACCATTTATCAGAAGGGCTTCTTCTCACGCGTTTCATCACAGCTCGTTGTTGTAAGTAAGTACTCGAACACAGACTTTGATAAGTCGGTTGGATTCTACACTGCAGAAGACATCATCGACAGCAACGAAGATACTTCTCTTCTAGACAATGCTACTGGCACATACAACTACGCTGCTCCTGGCGCAGACCGTCTGAAGTTGACTCCAGAACTTCGCGTTCTTGACAAAGAAGAAGCTGATGCAAATACAGACTTCCTTCCTGTCATCGAGTTCGCTGATGGTCGTCCATACAAGCAAACACAGAGCACTGTTTATAATGTTATCGGTAACGAGATTGCTAAGAGAACATATGAGGAGTCTGGTAACTATGTTCTAGACCAGTTTATTCTTTCTACTCGCGATTCTTCTACATTCTCTGAAACACCATCTGTCTTCAAGATCAACGTTGATCCAGGTAAAGCCTACATCAATGGTTTCCGTGTAGAGACAGAACACTACAGAGCAAATGTCGCCAAGGGTATTGCAACCGCAACCAATAATTCGGCTAAGATTCGTCTTGGATACGGAAACTTTGTTCGCGTAAATCAACTGGCTGGTAACTTTGCTTTCAACCTCGGAGCTCAGATCGATCTCCAGAGCGCAGCTGCTACTTATGTTACATCGAATGCCGGCAACACAATCACAGCCGCTGGTACTAAAATCGGCGAAGCTCGCATTCGTTCAATAACTCTTGAATCTGGTGAACCAGGTTCTGCCAATGCCGTGTACAGGCTGTATCTATTTGATATCGTCATGAGCAGCGGCAAGAACTTCGGTGCTGTACGTTCTGTTTATTACGGTGGAACAAACAGAGGTGTTGCAGATATTGTTCTTGGTGCATCTGGTGCAGCAGTGCTAGAAGATGCCGGAGCCAGTGCTCTTCTTTATAGCTCTGTTCCTGCTATGAAGTCAGCATCAAATATCTCCTACACATATCGTACAATTAACGAATCAGAAACTGCAAACACGACAGGATACATTGAACTAAATCTTGGTACCGGTGAAAACTTCCCTTATACTGGTGCACTAGGCACTACTGCTAAGAGAGAACTTCTTGTTATACCGAAAGCCAACTATCAGGCTTCTGCTGCGGCAACAGGAACAATTTCAATCGGCGCTGGATCTACTTCAAATACAATCGTTGCTGGTGCTGGTGGTACAAACTTCTTGAATGTATTTAGTGCCGGCGACTTTGTCAAGTTCGCAAATAGCACCGGCGGTACAACTGTAATTAGTCAGGTTGCTCAGGTGACTGGCGCGTCGTCGATGATTCTTACAGCTGGTCCAGGGCAAACATACAGTGGTGGTACAGCGACTCTATATTTCCCAGCCAATGTTCCTATTTCACTAACAAACAAAGCATCGCGCTGGGCGAACGTAAGCGTTTCGAACAGCCAAGTCATGACTATCTACCTTGCAAACAATATTGCAAACTCGACAGGTAGCTCGTCATCTGCTAACGTAATGGTGATCTACAACGCTACGCGAAACAATGTAAGCTCGGCTGTAAAAACATCAAACCGCTCAGTTCACACCCGCCTCGTGTGCTCTAACAATGCTGGTGGTGTGCGTGGACCATGGGCTCTTGGTCTATCTGATGCTTTCCGTCTCAGAAAAGTATATCAAGCCAACGGTGCTTCTACTGCAAAGACGTTCAATGCCAATACCGGTGTTTTAAACTCCGGCACTGCAAACGCATTTATTCAGATTTCCAACAATCCATTTGCTAATGGAGATTCACTTGTTTACGCGGACAATGCTACAACAATTACAGGACTATCTGACGGCGGAACATACTATGCTGTATATGCCAATAGTAGCGGTATGGCTCTTGCTTCTACTCGTGGTGGAGCCAATCTAACTCTTACCGCGACAGGAACATCTGAGAACCATACGCTCACCGGCCGCGCGATCTTCTTTACCGGAAACACGTATGGAGTGCTGGATGTCACAAATGATTTCTATATTGACACAAACCAGAAAGAAGACTATTTAGATACTTCTTATCTGTACAGAAAGCCACGTGCAACTGCTCTGTCGACAAATGACGTTCTACTTGTTCAATATGACGTCTTCACCGGTGGTGACGCTAGCGTAAAAACAATCAGCTCTTATCCAATTGATGATAGCCTTGGGTTTACTGCTCTTACTGCGTCGGCTAATGTCCATACAATGGAAATCCCAGAGATCCTGGGAACAAGCGGAATCTATTATGATCTTCGTGATCAGTATGACTTCCGTCCTCGTTCAGCTAATACAATCAACTTGATCACAGACATCTCTTCTGTTGCCGCAGGAGCAAATGCTGCTTCTATTATCAACCCAACAGAACCAAGTGCTGCAAACCGTTTCACTGCTTCTGAGAAGTATTTCCCCGCACCTGATACTGATCTGACAGCAAATATCGAATACTATCTTGGTAGATCGGATCGTGTTGTTGTTGATAGCAACGGCGACTTTGTTGTTCGTACCGGCAAGAATGGATTCCAGAATGAGATTCCACCCGAGCCACAGAACAGCTTGACTCTTCAGGTTCTAAGCATCCCACCGTATCCTTCACTTCCACAGTCACTGTCGGAAGACATGGCGAAGATCATTGATACGAAGGTTGCTAATGAATCGTTCGGAAGAAGAGTAAAGAATTATTCTGTTACTACTCTGATTAGTGCTACAGACCGCTCGCGTATCCAAGTCAAGGGATACAAGATGTCTGATATTGCTTCTCTCGAGAAGCGTATTAAGGATCTGGAATACTACGTATCGTTTACTCTAGCAGAGGCACTGGCTAAGGCAAGATTTATTCCTTCGTCGCTTGATGCTCTGACCGACCGTTTCCGTTTCGGATTCTTTGTTGATCCATTCACCGACTACAATTATTCTGATCTTGGAAACCCAGAGTTCTATGCTACAATCAAGGACGATCAACTTGGTCCAAGACTGTCTGAACTCAATCTTGAATTCAAGCCGCAGGATAACTCGGTAGGTGTTGTAACGCTTCCATACAACGAATTCACTATTGTATCACAGAATGATGCAACTGATGGTTCGGTCGAAGGACCTGTTGAGGTTACCGTTGTTACTCAAACCACTTCGATTGCTCTCCAGTCTCAACGCAGCACATCAAAGAGCGATAGCGGAACGGTATACGAAGAGTTCTTCTATACATTCAGTAGTCTGGCTGGACCGGTTGAGTTCTATATCAACGGCCGCGATAACAACCTGGCTCTGGAAGTGTTCCAATCTCAGACACCTGGCGGTGAATATGTAACCACATATACTTCGGCAGCCGCTCTTCCTCTTACAAATGCTGATATCTCGGCTAAGGGTCTAAGCGTCCTGAATGATGGAAGAAAGATTGAACACCCAGGTTCTATGGAACGTAAGTCTTATGGTCCTGTTGGTGGTTGGATCGAAGATCACTTCAAGCTTCTTTGGACACACAATCCAAATGATGGTCAGTACTATAAGTTTAGAATCTATAAAGGCAAGTTCGACAGTGGTCTCTTCCAGAGTGCCAAGGCAGGAACCTTTGGTTACAAACTATACTACCCATCGGATGTTGTAACTCGCGAAACACGTATTGTACCAAATCCAGCCAATTTCGGTTATACTGGTGTGGTACATAACGTTTCTCCATCAGAGTTTACAATTTCTCTATCGACACAATATGTCTATGGCGATTTCTTCGGTTCGATTCCAACCGGAGAATATATCTCTGATGCTCAAAAGTTCTCGATTGCAATCACTGGTCTAAAACCAAATACATATCACAAGTTTGTATTTGACGGCGAGGATCAGACCTCGAAGTGCTCGCAGTCAAGAACATCCACAACAAATACAAGTGGACTTCTGACTGACGCAAATGGTACGCTCACCTTTGATTTCTACTTTGATGCTGGAATCAATGAAGCTACCAGTGATCTTGAGCAACAAAACAAACTGGCAGCAGCAAAGGCTGGGATTAAGGTCTTCACCGTCCAGTCATATGATGGCAACTCGAAGACAACAGGTTCTATTGGTCTAAAGTATTACACAAGCCTTCCATATGGTTACGCCGATCCGGTTGGTCTAAATACTTCGCAGACTGCTACAATGGCTTCCACTGTTGAATCGCCGACTGTTACAACAGAAATTCCAGTTGGATTTACTTCACAGTATATCAATGATGCAATGGATAGAAATAATGTTCGATTCATTGACTGGAATGGTCTTAACGAGCAGCTTTACTAATAATAAATAAAGAAAAGACTAAGAGGAATTAATGTCGACATTTGACTATATTCAAACATTCTATGTAAATCCTGATACGGTTGCAAATGCGACTGAAATCATGTTGACTTCCGTAGATCTGTTCTTTAAAGCAAAGCCTGCAGAAAATGCTAATGTCAGTGGTACAACAAAGCCCGGCATTAACGTTTGGATTTGTGAAGTAGAAAACGGCGATCCAAACCCAAATCTTTCGCTAGTTAATTCTGTCAAGGCGATTGATTACGATTCTGTCAATATCAGCAGTGATGCACAAACACCAACTGTTGTTGGCTTTTCAAATCCCGTTTTAATCAAAACAGACAGATATTACGGGATTGTAATCAAGTATAACGATCCTGCTTATGACATTTGGACGAATGTTCAAGGTGATAGACTGATCGGATCAGGCGGAGTTACTAATACCGCTTCGCCAGGTTCACAATCACGTTTTGATGGCTTCCTTTATAAGGCGACTAACTCAAATAGTTATGACAAGTTCAGCAACAAAGATCTGAAGTTCAAAGTAAAAGTAGCTCAGTTTATTTCGAACACTGTCACAGTACCTCTTGTAAACAAAGACTATGAGTTCTTTACCATCGACTCTACTTCATCTGGAGCATTTATCGGCGGTGAATGGTGTTATCAGAATGTTGCAAATGCCACCGGTACTGTTACGGTGTCTTCTGCATCGAATACGATTGTAGGATCTGGTACAACTCTCACCGGATATAATATCGAAGACAAGCTTGTTGTTTCAAACGGAACAGTGAGCGATGTTCTTACAATTACAAATGTGATTAATGCTACTGCCATGACTGTTGATAGATTCCCAAGCTTTAGTGCTTCCGGAATCGGATTCAAGGTTCCACCGATCGGTGTAGTATACTTCACAGACTATACAAAGAATAAAGTGTATCTTGTAGATTCCTCTGCAAACAGTTCTGTCAAGTTTGCAACCGGAACCAGAATTATTGGGGCAAGATCCGGTGCTTCTGCAAATGTAACTTCAATCGATCGTTTCCAGGTTGATAACTTTAAGCCAACATTTCTGATTGGTAATCCAACCACTTCAGATTATTCGATGGTTTACAATATTGCTAACTCATCGAATGCAATGCCAGCCACTACAAATAATCTTGAATTACTGAAGTTCAACAACGCAGTGAGAGAATCTTATATTCTTTCGAGATCGTTAGAAGTTGATAACATCAATCTGTATGGCGCAACAAGAAAATCTGCGGTTGTCAACGTTACATTTAATGTGGCCGTAACCGAAGCAAATCGATTCTCTGTTCCTTATCTGAAGACCAATGAACTTGATTTCTTCTTCTATCAGAATGATATTAACAATACCTATACAGAAACTCGTGGAAGTATTACGGACTACGACACCGAAGTTGATCGCAACGGTCTTGCAAAATCAAAGTATATCTCGAAGAAGATCTCGTTTGGTGAAGGCAGATACGCAGAAGACGTAGTTGTCTATCTTGCAGGATATCGTCCAGCCGGTACACAAATCAAGGTGTATGCAAAGCTGCACAACGCTGCTGACAAGGAAGCGTTCGATGATAAAGCCTGGACACCGTTAGAACTCAAGAACAACACCGATCGATTCAGTACAGAAGATCCAAAGGATCTGTGGGAATATACCTACGGTCTTCCACAATATCCAGAAGTTCATACCGCTCTATCTGGTACTTTCCTAACGACTCTCAGCAGCAACTCGATTGCTACCTCTACTGATCAATCTTCTATTGTTTCTACTGGTGATTTAGTTCGTGTGTATAGTGTTCTTACACCTGAGAATCATGAAGTATTCCCAGTGTCGAGTGCAAACTCTACTGCTATTACTCTCTTCAAGCCAATATCAAACACTAATATTGTTGGCGATGTTGGTGTTCAAAAGCTGAAGTACAAGAATGTTGCATGGAATAATATTGCCAATGACAACGTAGCAAGATATGTTACTTCATCATATACAGAATTTGATACGTACAATACTATGCAGATTAAGGTTGTTCTACTTTCTGAAAATACACATACTGTACCAAAGGTAGAACAAATCCAAGTAATTGGGGTATCTGCATAATGTTAGCAAAAACAAATCATCATGGTTATGTAAAAGATACCGATACCGGTGTCATCATAAATAACGATGAAGAAGAATATAAAAAGTTCTTGGCAACACGAGAATCTATTAAAAGAAACAACAATCTGTGCAAGAGAATAGATGAAGTTGAAAACGATCTTCGTGATATCAAAGAACTTTTACTACAGTTAGTACATAGGAATAATTAATGGCAAGACAAGTAGCTAACGTAGACATTATTACTGATAGTTTTGAAGTTTGGTTGCTTCAGACCAACGAACTGCTGCATGCCTTTTCACGTGAAATCATCACGGCCAATACCACATATGCTAACACTGGCAACTCGACGATTAGCCGTACCTCTCAACTATGGGGTACCTTTGGTGCTAATAATCTTGTAGTAACAGATGCTCTTCGTGGCGGTAATGTCAACGGTCTTTCTGCCAACCTGGTAATTACCACAAATGCTACTGCTTACGTTGCTGCCGATGCTGGCATCCGTGTGCTAGCAGGCAACAGCACTTCGAACAGTTTCCTCAGTCCAGTTGGCGTTCACTTAGGTCTTGGTACTGCTAATACTGTCGTTAACAGCATAGCTATTATAACACAATCCAACAATGTTGTAAACACAAATATTAGCCCAACGCGCATTCAAATTGCAAATAGTACGTCAACTGCAAACATGACACCGACTGCTTTCAGCACCGGCCTGTTTGTTGGTAATACTACTGCGATGGCTATTGGTGCAAATGTATATGCCAATGCTACTTCTGTATATGTCGGTAACTCTACACTGAATAGTACATTCGGAAATGGAACATGGTCGGGTACTGCTAACCTTGCAATTACTCCTACCGGTTATCTTACAGTTACTGGCGCTGCTAACGTTACAAGTAATGCTAATTTTGCAAATACAGTTACGGTCACTGGAGCAACAACTCTCTCGAATACTCTTGCAGTCACAGGAAATGTAACGCTTTCAAATACTCTTGCTGTTACAGGCGCTGCAACTCTTTCTAGCACTCTTGGTGTGACTGGAGCGACAACACTCTCGAATACATTGACCGTATCTGGACTTGCAAACGCCGCAGCCGGATTAAATACCACGACAGCAAATGCTTCTGTGGCCGTGAATGTTGGAGCAAACGTCAATTTAACAACAACCGCTGTAAATGTTGGCAACTCAACAGTTAATACTGCAATTACTGCTACAGCAATTGACACCGATGGAACTCTAGCGGTTCTCGGTGCTACTACTCTTTCAAATACGCTTTCAGTCACCGGCCTGACTACTGCTTCCGGTAATTTAAATACACCAACAGCAAATGCTTCTGTGGCCGTGAATGTTGGTGCCAATGTTAACTTGTCGACAACATCTATAAATGTTGGCAACTCGACTGTTAATACGTCTATTACTGCTACAGCAATTGACACCGATGGAACTCTAGCGGTTCTCGGTGCTACTACTTTGTCAAACACTCTTAATGTGACTGGACTGGCATCTCTGAATGGTGCGCTAAATACTACAACAGCAAATGCTTCTGTGGCCGTGAATGTTGGTGCAAACGTTAATCTTACTACGTCTAGATTTAACGTTGGTAACTCAACGGTTAATACATTCATTACATCCACTGCTATTGAAACAGACGGCACGCTCACAGTTCTTGGAGCAACATCACTAGCAAATACGCTTGGTGTGACTGGAGCTGCTACGCTTTCAAATACTCTTGGTGTATCTGGAGCTACGACCCTTTCTAGCACTCTTGGTGTGACTGGAGCTGCAACGCTTTCGAATACAATTGCAGTAACCGGTGCAGCTACGCTTTCGAATACATTGAACGTAACTGGTCTATCAACACTAGGTCTTCTGAATGCGACAACTGCTAACGTAACTACACTGAATGTCGGTGCTAATGTTAATCTGTCGACGACACGAATCAATGTTGGCAATTCGACTGTTAATACATTCATTACTTCGACTGCAATTGAAACTGATGGTACGCTCACAGTTCTTGGTGCAACATCATTAGCGAATACTCTTGCAGTTACTGGCGCAACAACACTTTCGAACACGATTACAGTTACCGGTGCGGCTAACGTACTTAGCACCTTTGGTGTTGGCGGTGCCACATCTCTGGCTGGATCTCTTACCGTTGGCGGTGTTACTACACTTCAAAACGAATATGTAATCGACGTGGCAGCAAATGCTGACATTGGTTCTACTGTTGGTCCTGTACTTGTTTACAGATTCCCGAAAGCAACGTATGCTTCGGCCAAGTTTGAAGTCCAGGTAAAGAATGGTAATACACAACTTTCAGAACTAGTTCTAGCTCATGATGGCGGACTCAATGCCTTTGTGACTGTGTATGGTACTGTTGCTTCAAACGGTGGCGCTTCTCCACTCGGAACATTTACTGCAAATACTGATACTGCGAATGTGAATCTCTATCTCGTTCAGACTGTTGCAAACTCGGCCGTGAAGGTCGTAGCTCATCTAATTAAGTAAGGTTGACATGGCAAATACGACTTTTAAAGTAGACAATGGACTTTTAGTAAACGAAGATGCGCTGTTTACGGCGAACGCAACTGTAAATGGTCATGCTGTTGTTAATCAGACTCTTTCGGTGAATGGACCTCTTAGTGTCAACTCCGCCGTATCAGTGAGTGGAAACATTGCTGTTACAGGAAACGTTCTTCCAGATGCAAACGGCAGACTTATCGGAAATACTACTAGAACGTTTGATGTCTTTGCAAATAACGTTAACATTGCCAATTCTATCGTAACGGCAAACGGCGCTGCTGTTAATATCAGAGCTGGTTCCGGCATAGTGGCCAACGCTGTTGGTATTACTGTTAACGCATCTTCTATCAGCAACGGCGTTTTGAATATCGGCCAGGGTGGTACAAACGCTACAACCCGTGCCGCTGGTCTAAATAATCTTCTACCAACACAAAATACATCTGTTCAGAACTATTTCTTAAGAACCGATGGTACAAACGCAGTTTGGATCGATGGTACCGGTCCTGCAGGTTCGGTCGGACCGGCCGGTCCTGCGGGTCCTATCGGGTTTACCGGTTCCCAGGGCCCAATTGGATTTACTGGTTCTGCTGGTATTAATGGAACGAATGGTCCAACCGGTCCAACAGGTTTTACAGGATCCCAGGGAGCTACAGGACCACAGGGTTCGATCGGATTCACTGGTTCAGCCGGTGTAAATGGAACGAATGGATTCACTGGATCCCAAGGAGCTACCGGACCAACCGGTCCAACAGGATCGCAGGGTGTAGTTGGTTTCACCGGTTCTCAGGGCGCGCAGGGTGCTCAAGGTCCAATTGGGTTTACTGGTAGCCAAGGTGCTCAAGGTCCGCAGGGTACTACCGGATTTACCGGTAGTCAAGGTGCTCAGGGTCCAATTGGGTTTACTGGTAGCCAAGGTGCTCAAGGTCCACAGGGTACGCAGGGTGCAACCGGATTTACAGGATCGCAAGGCGCAACAGGACCGACAGGTCCACAGGGTGCACAGGGACCTCAGGGAGCAACTGGTCCACAGGGTGCAACCGGATTTACAGGATCTCAAGGGATTCAGGGCGCACAAGGCCCTCAGGGTACTACTGGCCCAACAGGACCAACTGGTCCACAGGGAGCAACAGGATTCACTGGTTCTCAAGGTGCACAAGGCCCTCAGGGTACTACTGGCCCAACAGGTCCAACTGGACCAGTTGGACCACAAGGTCCGCAGGGTGCGACTGGTTTTACCGGATCCCAGGGTGCACAAGGTCCTCAGGGTGCAACAGGACCGACCGGCCCGACCGGCCCGCAAGGACCGCAGGGTGCACAAGGTGCGACCGGCTTCACAGGATCTCAAGGTGCTCAAGGACCGGCCGGGCCAACAGGACCAACCGGACCACAAGGTCCGCAGGGAACTACCGGTGCTACCGGACCGCAAGGTCCTATTGGATATACCGGATCCTCAGCTGCAGCCGCTGCACCAATTCTTCGTCACGTGACCACTGGTTACACAAGCGGTGGACAGGTGTTTGTAAGCTCAACACAACCAACCGCGTCTAACCAGGGCGATATTTGGATTCAGATCTAATGGCTTTTCATATTTGGAATGGATCAGCATGGAAAGCTATTAATCAGGATAGCGGCGACGTCAATGACCGCGGCCTTGTCGTGTGGAATGGATCGGCGTGGGTAAATGCGGCTAATGCTAAGGTTTGGAATGGAAGTGCTTGGAAAGGTTTTCTAGATAATATTACTTTGAATGATGACAATGTTTTTTATAGTACTGGAAATAACTTTGCAACGGTCCAGTGGGTAATAGCTTTAAATGGGTATATTGCTTTCACATCAACTTTGACTGGAGATACGGTTGATCAATATCAATGGAACCTAAATACTGATAACAATGGACAATACGAAGTAAGAGTTGATGTTACTGCCGGTTCTTTTGATTTTGGTTCATCATCAACTGGAACATGGTTATCTTGCTCGGCCGGACCACACGCATGGAATTTATCTGACAACATTGGCGGTAGCAGCGTATCATTTACAGCTCAAATTAGAAATGCTATTACTCAAGAAGTGTTAGCTACTAATACTGTAAATATGGATGTAATTGCAACTCCTTAATACAGAGAATATAGATGGCAATTAAAGCAAATATAGTAATCGATCAAGGAACAACCTTTCAGACGTCGATCAATGTGACTGACGACGAAGAGAATCCTGTCGATCTTACAGAATATTCAGCAGCTGCACAGATGAGGAAGCATTATACTTCTTCAAACGCCTTCTCTTTTACTACTTCGATCTCACCGAACCTTGGTATCGTAACACTGTCGATGACGGCAAACACCACGAACACGATTACACCTGGTAGATACATGTACGACTGCGAACTCACAGATCCAAACGGTGCTGTGAGCCGACTTGTTGAAGGTATTGTAACGGTGACGCCAGGAGTGACAAGATGACTTTTAACGTAAGAGTAAATCCGAATCCTGAAACAAAGATCGTTGCTAAGGTTACAAACAATAACGGAGTGCTTTCTTCAGGCACTCCTGTTACTGTTAAAAACCAGTTCCGTGAATATCAGATCAATAGCATCGAGGATCTACCAAACGTAGATGAGATAAATGTCGGCAGTGGATCTACACTGGTGTTTAATGCTAACACCAACAAGTATGAAGTAAAGCCGCTCGATGCTACTAACATCACTGGAATCATTGACGGCGGAGAGTTTTAAACTCTTTTGAAATGATAGTCTCCATCCACGTTACCTACGTGGATTCTAGTCACTAACTCAAATCCAATAATGTTAAGATACTCTGTAACCTCGGCAACATCCGGGGCTCCAATATTATATTCTACATGTTGCATTTCAATGATGATATCTTTACAGTTTGCTAGAGTTTCTTTCGCACCAGCAAGGACAAGCAACTCTGCTCCTTGCACATCAATCTTTACTAGATCTGGTAAAGGATAATTTCGCTCTTTTACGATATCATCGAGAGCTCTCATCTTTTTATCAACAGCATGTTCTTCTGTAAAGAACTGCGTATCTTCCTTGTACACAGAGTTGCCGGCAGGATCCATAGCATTCTCGTAGAACTTTACCCAGAGTGTTTCGTCACCGATTGGGCCGTCACAATAATAATCAAGACCAGATTCCTTATAGAGGAACTCTGCATGATTCATAGCATCAAACATTACGATCTTTGAGTCTGGCCAGATCTTACGAGCTTCCTTGGTCCAGTGCATGACGCACGCACCGATATCATAGATTACTTTGGGCTCTACACCTTCAAGCATCATTCCATGTAGATAGTCGACATGATCTTTCGGTTGGTCATCTCGTAAAGACAGTTCTCTTAATCTTGTCTCAATCGGATTTTCAACTGGGACCTGCACATGCATGGTGGTTGAACCAATGTGACCGCAGAGGATCGAAGGATTACACCAGAGCTTGAATCCCTTATTCATTGCTTTCTTACAGAAGTCTGTGTCTTCACTAATCGTGTTACCATGATCGAGGGCTGGATGATACTCGAACTGCGGATAACCAATTCCCGCAATCACCTCTTTCTTGACAAGAACACAACCGAATCCACAACCACCGATTGGAACCAGTGGTTGACCATAGATCTGTTCGATTGTCATACGCTGTTGATTTAAATCGTAGATCTCAATTGCCTGCGGCTCGAGTCTCTGACGATACACACCAGCTACAAGATCCACATCATGAGCCAGCATCTTCTTCAATGTGTCAGGAGGAAACGTGATATCATGATCTACCGAGAACAGGTAATCGTATCCACGAACGACCCAGTCACAGATCAGATTACGAACCTGATCGACTCGATAACCATAGAAGTATTGAAAGGTCGTTTCATATCCTTCTGGAATCTCGAGATTATAGATCGACTTGAATGTGTCTGCTTCGATATAACGAGCGGTAGGAATTGCAATTAGGATCTTTTTCATAACGGTCTCAAATCAATCTGTCCTGGGATAAACGGGCTCTTGTTCAATACTTTTGCTGCAGTCTTATTCTGCTCTTCTGCATTTACCTTATAATCATTCAATGGATTTGCATCATTGTAATGATACACAATATCAGGAATGCAAACAACTCTATCTGGTTCTGCTGCTTCAATCATCGCATAGAATACCGCAGTATCACCGCCGGCCTTTAGCCAGTTACCATTCTCATCTTTAAAGGCTGAATCGCCGTGAGTGGTAAGATGATATCTCATAAGATGAGCGCGGAACGTACGCAGGTGAGTGTATGGCATGTTCCAGTTAAACTTATAATTACGATAAGCTCTATTTGCTTTGACTTCCGGAGGATATTCTTGAGCAATCAAAGGAATGTTATCTACTACTGACCAACACGATCCATAGGTAAATTCTGCTCCATCATTATAGATGTTATTGTACTTATCAAAGAGACTTGGATCATTAACAAGCCAATCATCACCATCAAGAAGCATAATAATATCAGAACTGTACTGACTCGCAATATTTTTTACTTGATTTGCCACAGCACCATAATTTTGTTCGTTGCTAATAACAATAAACTTTCCTTGAATCTCTTGTGGCAATCTATCGATTACTTGGCACGCAATCTTATGTGTATCATCAGTCGAGTTATCGTCGATGATATACATCTCATAGTTTGAATAATTTTGTTGAGCAACCGAAAGAATGCATCGCTCAATATATTTTTCAGCGTTATAGACAGGTGTGACTACAATAATAGTATTTTCATCATTCTTTGGTTCTACCATCTCTTCAGCATTTAAGAATCGACGGTTGAATACCTTACGAACCTTTGTATTGATCTTCTGAACCCGGCGATACTCGTCAACCGGCAAATACTCTCCGAGCTTCTTGTAGAGATGTTGCTTCCACTGAAGAGCAACGGTATCCCAACCACAAATATCCTTGACCTGATTGCAAGCATACATCTTCTGCTGGTGGAGATACGGAGTATTATACGCCTCTACGACCTTATCAACAAAGATGTTTACCTGTTGTTCTTGGTTGAGCCAAGGAAGAGCCCAGTTAGGTTCTACCGGATACTTGATCTTCCATGAAGCCAGATCGATAGCCGTCTCTTCAAGTGCGCCGAAGATGCAGGTGATGAGTGGAACGTTATGAGCCAGAGCCTCGAGAGTAGAGATACCGAACGTCTCTGGAAATCCGGCTGGATAGATCATATAGCTGGCTTTACGTAGGATATCAGAAATCTCCGGCTGAGTAATTACGCCGGTGAAGTGAATATCCTTGCCGTGTTGAAGAGCAAGTTCCGTCCAGTCTTTCTGCTGCTGATCTGGTCCTGCCGCTTCACGGAACTTATAGTAGCCACCAATGATTGTCAACTTAGCGTCTGGAATTCTGCGCTTGACCTCCGGCCAGATCTGCTTGACTAGTGGTACCATTCCCTTGGTAACAGATGCATTAAAGACAAAGAGGTTCGGATCTTTTTCTCGAACATCGATCCAACCTGGATTCATGTTTCCAATGCCGTTACGAGTCATGAAGATATGATTCTTGAGAACATCGTAGTTACGACGGAATCCATGGTCGCAGTGAGTGACGTAGCCGGTATGCCAGTCTGAAAGAGTAAAGATCTCTTGTAGTTTACCTTGGTTAATCAGATACTCGATCTGATCATCGCCTTCGCAGAACGTATCATGCATCCAGAGACAGACATGCTTGGAATTTTTAACTGCTAACCAGTCTTCTGCAATAGGCTTGATAGAGCGTGAAACAATACACACATCATACTCATTAAAATGAGTACGAGCAGCATTTACTGGAGTGTAGATTACGGCGTTGTAAAGCCCTGGTCGCGAGTCATCTGACATACAGTCGTTGAAGACCGTGACGTCGAATCCAATCTTTGCGAGTTCTTCGGCCATGCGAATGACGGCTGATTCGGATCCTCCTAGTCCTCTCTTTGAGAGAGTGGATCCGTCGTACGTAAGACCGAGCGTATCAATAAAAGCTATCTTCATTATGTTTCCATTATAAATAATTTGAAGCAAATGTCAACTAAATAGTTGATGCACACAGATATATATCTACTCAAAGAGGCCACATGGCAAACACATTACCCATTGTTCACAAGAGAACTTCAGTATCTGGTCGTTTGCCAGAAGCAGCCAATACAGCTAATACCCGTTATATTTATCCCGGTGAGCTGTCGATTAACCTCACAGACCAAAAAGTTCATACTTCGAATGGCAGTGCTATCTTCGAGGTCGGCTCGAACGTTTCCACACTAAGAGTTGAATCCATTGTAGCAAATGGTTCTGTTGGCGTAGATGGTTATCATCTTGTATCCAACGGAAGTGCTGTATATTGGTCAGATGATCGTGGATTTACGGGATCTCGTGGTTTTACTGGGTCACAGGGTGCGGGTTTCACCGGATCTGCAGGTACTCCTGGTCCTACAGGCCCAGCTGGATCTTTAGGCTTTACCGGCTCTCAGGGTTATGATGGTTCTCAAGGATTTACCGGTTCGGTAGGATTCATTGGATCTACCGGCTTTACCGGATCACGAGGTTATGATGGTTCTCAAGGATTTACCGGTTCAGTAGGATTCGTTGGATCTACCGGCTTTACAGGATCTTTAGGCTTTACAGGTTCACAGGGCACAGGTTTCACCGGTTCTGCAGGTGCCCAAGGTCCTCAAGGTCTTACGGGATTTACTGGATCACAAGGTGATACAGGTCCACAAGGAACTTCAGGATTTACCGGTTCGGCATCTACGACAGCTGGTCCTCAAGGTATTATTGGTTTCACCGGATCTCAAGGACAAACAGGACCGCAGGGTGCAACCGGATTCACAGGATCAAAAGGCGATCTTGGTTTCACCGGTTCACAGGGTGCCGGATTTACTGGATCGGCCGGATCTCAAGGTCCACAAGGATCTCTAGGATTCACCGGTTCTCAAGGTGATACAGGTCCTCAGGGCGCAACTGGATTTACTGGGTCTCAAGGTGTAGGATTTGCCGGTTCGAAGGGCGATACTGGCTTTACAGGTTCAATTGGTTTCACTGGATCAGCATCTACAGTTCCAGGACCGCAAGGATCTTTAGGATATACCGGGTCTGAAGGACCAGTTGGACCGCAGGGAACCACTGGATTTACAGGATCTGTTGGAGCAACCGGTCCTCAGGGACCAATTGGTTATACCGGATCTTCTGGGTTTGCCGGATCAGTTGGTTTTACCGGCAGTAAAGGTGATACCGGCTTTACAGGATCTGAAGGACCAACCGGTCCTCAGGGTATTATTGGTTTTACAGGATCACAGGGAGACACAGGTCCTCAGGGAGCGACCGGCTTCACAGGAAGTCGTGGCGATACAGGATTTGTTGGTTCTAGAGGATCTACGGGCTTCACCGGTTCTCAAGGCGATATTGGTCCGCAAGGTACAACCGGATTTACTGGTTCTGTTGGCGCCCAAGGTCCACAAGGTAACGTTGGATTTACCGGATCTCAAGGCGATGTTGGTCCACAGGGTACAACCGGTTTTACTGGTTCGCAAGGTGCGCAGGGTCCGCAAGGTAACGTTGGATTTACAGGATCGCAGGGTAATACCGGATTTGTCGGCTCGACAGGTGATCAGGGCCCAATAGGATTTACTGGTAGCCACGGCGCGCAAGGCCCAACCGGTTTCACCGGTAGCCAAGGAGCGACTGGACCACAGGGGGCAACAGGATTCACCGGATCACAAGGACCACAGGGTGTAATCGGTTACACCGGCTCAAAGGGCGACCAAGGAACAGCCGGCTTTACTGGATCTCAAGGTGCGCAGGGTATAACTGGATTTACAGGATCACAAGGTGACCAAGGAACAACCGGCTTTGTAGGATCTACCGGTTTCACCGGCTCAAAGGGAGATGCAGGCTTTACCGGCTCTCAAGGCCCGATCGGATTTACTGGATCTGAAGCAAATATTGCAGCACACGAAGCAGCAGCAGATCCTCACCCACAGTACACTACAACTATTGACGTTGCAACACTCACCGGCGACGTTCATGGTGTTGTAAGTCGTTCTGCTTCTCAGTTGTACTTTAATGATGCAACACGAGAGTTTAAGATCGCTCCTACCGGTTCTTCATGGACATACTACCACCATGGTAATCTTCACACGATCAGTGCAAACCTGACCGTAACAATCGCGAATACCTCTGGTGCTCGATTCATCAAGATCGATCCAACATCGAATACGCTGATCGAAGGCGGTCCAGTACCAAACTTCAAAGACGATTCGATCGTATCTTACATTTACTATAATGCTGCCGATGCCAAGGGTATCATTCTTGGTGACGAACGCCATGGCTTTGAAAGAGATACCACATGGCACTCTGCACAGCACTTAAATCTTGGTACTGTCTGGAGATCTGGTGGTACATTATCTTACACACTCAACGATGCAAACAATGTTAGTATCGGTGTCGGTACTCCACTCGTTATCGCTGACGAAGATCTAATCCATACAATTACTCACTCTGCTTCTCCGTCTGCAGACTTCCAGCAGGTTCTAAACACCGCGGCTTCACTTGAAGTACTTTATCTTAGCGGCACGGCTTATACTGACACCACAGCAAATACTGTTCCGTGGGTAGCAGGAACTTCGCTTGCTCGATACAACTCTGTGACTGCGGGAAGTGGTTCACTCGTTGATGCTAACGAAGGCGAGTACATTACATACTGGCTGATCGCTACGAACGATATTCGCTATCCAGTAAAACTTGTTATGGGTCGAGCATCTCATGCCTCGATCGACGATGCATATGCAGAAGAGTTCCAAGAATATGGATTGTCTTTTGCTGAACAGGTGTTCATGTATCAGATCGTTCTGAAAACAAGTGCGTCTTATACTACTAATACACCAAAGGTTGTTATTGCTGCAGTTCGTAAGGTAACAAGTAAACTTGCTGCAACTGCGTCAACCGCTACTGCAACAGACCACGGAACTCTTACCGGAAGAGACTCTGCTGATTCGCACACTATTGGTGCTATCACAGGCCTGCAAGCAAACCTTGATTCTAAGCAAGCAACACTTGTATCTAACGTTAATATCAAAACTATTAATGGCCAAACCATTCTTGGTTCTGGTAATATTAACGAAGTAGGATACACCGGATCACAAGGTACAACCGGATTCACTGGATCTGCAGGAACTCAAGGAGCTACTGGATTTACAGGTTCACAAGGATCCGTAGGATTTACTGGATCTGTTGGTGCTCAAGGACCAACTGGATTCACCGGATCACAAGGTACCACTGGATTTACTGGATCTGAAGGCGCACAAGGTCCACAGGGAATTGCGGGTTTCACCGGATCACAAGGTGCTACCGGTCCACAGGGCGCAATTGGATTTACTGGTTCGCAGGGACCACAGGGTAACATCGGATTTACTGGTTCTATCGGCGATCAAGGTCCGATAGGATTTACCGGTTCTCAAGGACCAATTGGTTTCACAGGTTCTCAAGGTGCGCAGGGCGATGCCGGTTTCACTGGAAGTCAAGGTACACAGGGTAACATCGGATTTACTGGTTCAATAGGTTTCACGGGTTCTCAAGGCACTCAAGGTAACATTGGATTTACCGGATCTCAGGGTACACAGGGAACTACAGGTTTTACTGGATCTGTAGGATTTACCGGGTCACAAGGTGCACAGGGCCCTCAAGGAGAGATTGGCTTTACTGGAAGTCAGGGTGCAACAGGTCCTCAAGGTGCAACCGGATTCACCGGATCGCAAGGTGATACTGGTTCAACCGGCTTCACCGGCTCGATAGGTGCTCAAGGACCGACTGGATTCACTGGTTCGGTAGGCGCTCAAGGACCGCAGGGCAATGTCGGTTTCACCGGAAGCCAGGGTACCCAGGGTGAGATCGGTTTCACCGGAAGCCAGGGTGCTCAAGGGCCACAGGGTACAGTAGGTTTCACCGGTTCTGTAGGATTTACCGGATCTGTTGGTGCACAAGGTCCACAAGGTAATGTTGGCTTTACCGGGTCAGAAGGCGCTCAAGGACCACAGGGTGCAACTGGATTCACCGGATCCCAAGGCAGTGTCGGCTTCACTGGAAGTCAAGGTACTCAAGGCGACCAAGGTCCAATTGGATTTACCGGAAGCCAAGGTCCACAAGGAACTACTGGTTTCACTGGTTCTGCAGGCTTTACAGGATCTGCATCAACCATTGCTGGTCCAACTGGATTTACTGGTTCTGAGGGTCCAGTCGGACCACAGGGTAATATTGGATTCACTGGTTCTCAGGGTACAACAGGACCGACCGGTTTTACCGGATCTCAAGGTACAATTGGGCCAGAGGGACCACAGGGTGCAACCGGCTTTACCGGATCTCAAGGTGCGCAGGGTCCACAAGGAGAGATTGGTTTCACCGGAAGCCAGGGTGCTCAAGGTAATGTTGGTTTCACTGGAAGCCAAGGCACACAGGGCGATGTTGGCTTTACCGGATCAGCAGGCTTTACTGGATCTGCTGGTTTCACCGGTTCTGTAGGATTTACCGGGTCTACTGGATTTACAGGATCAGCAGGCTTTACTGGATCTGCTGGTTTCACCGGTTCCGTTGGGTTTACTGGATCTGCCTCTACTGTCGCGGGACCAACTGGATTTACGGGATCACAAGGAGATCCAGGACCAACAGGATTTACCGGCTCGGGCGGTGGCGGATCTGGAACAAGTATTATCAACGGTACTTCTAACGTTAACATTGCCACATCTGGTGGATCTGTTACCGTTGCAGTTGCCGGTTCAACTGTCGCGACCTTCAACTCTGCTAACCTTGTTATTGGTACAGGAAGCGGCGGAGACATTCTAAACGCCGGAACTATTTCTGGTACGACTATCCAGGGATTCATCCAGCCAACGGCCGGTACAACATCGACAGCACCGATCGACTTGGTTCCAGGATCACTGCTTTCTACTCCTGTTATCGGTGCGATTGAAATGGACGGCAACGCCATCTACGTTACCGAAAACACCACATCCGGTCGCGGTGAGATGGGTGTATTCCACCAGTATCGTCTGACTACTGATAGCTCGGCGTTCGGTCCTGGTATCACCGACTTCTTCCCGGCGACATCATCTATTCAGCTAGAGGCCAGCTCGATCTACGAGATCGACGCGCAGGTTTGGTTCTTGAAGACCACTGCCGGCACGGCAACGTGGACATGGACTGCATCATCAGCAGCTTCGATGATGCGTAGTTATTATGTCGGTACAGCGGTTACAGGTTTTACTACAACAATCACGACTGCTGCTCCTATTGGTGGTATCGCTGCGCAGCAGACCGCAACAGCCATGGCTCATGCTGCTACGGCTTCTCTTACAACTGCTGTAAACCATCACTATCACTTTAAACTTCACGTATGGACAAACGCGGCTACTAACCTTCGTCTGAGATTAACTCAATCTGCTGGTACTGCTACTCCGAGAGCAGGCAGTTATTATTCAGTAAGAAAGATTTCTACGAACGCTGGTACCTTCGCTTAATGGTGAAATAGATGCCTACTAAAACATATTTGTTTACATCTCCAACAAACTCGATACAATCTTGGACCCTTCCATCTGATTGTGACGTGAGTCAACCGGTCAAAGTAATTTGTGTAGGCGGCGGTGGTGGAGGCGGCAGAGCGCAAGCCTCCGGTGGTGGCGGTGGTGGTGGCGGTTGGTCACATTCTAATATTACATGTACTGCAGGACAGACTATATGGTGGTTTGTCGGTGCTGCAGGTACCGGCGCTCCGGCCGCGCTCACCACAGCGGGTGCCGCTTCAGGTACCGCCGGAGGCAACACATGGGTAAATAAGTCTACAAACAGCGCTCCCACAACAGCCACAGATGGAGCTTTGGCAAATGGTGGAGCAAGTACCGGTACAACCTTCGGCGGTGCAGGAGGTTCTACCACTGGAGCAATTGGACAAACAACTTTTGCAGGTGGTAACGGCGGAAACGGCGGAAACCTTAACGGCGCCGGTGGAGGTGGTGGCGGTGGTGCTGCAGGATTGTTCGGTAATGGATTTGCTGGAGGCAGCTCTCCTGCTACTTCTACTGCCGGCGGCGGCGGTGGTGCTGGAAGCGGTGGTGTCGGGATTAACTCTCCTAGTACAACCCAGGGTCCAGGCGGAAATGGTGGTATTGGAACCGCGGGTCCGTTTAATCAGAATGCAGCTGCAATAAGCGGCGGTGCAGGTGGTGCTTCTCAAACCAATGGAAGCAACGCGCCAGGCACCTTTCCTACTGCCGGCGGAGGTGGAGGTGGAGGTGGAGGAAGATCTACTCCAAACAACTCAACCGCAGGTAGTGGCGGAAACGCATCGTTTACCAATGCTATTCCTGTAGATTTTGAAAACGGTACTGCTGCTCTACCTGGTGCGCACACTGGTCCTGGTGGTGGTGGCGGAGGCGGAGGAGGTCATAGTGCCGGCGGTTCAACCACCGGTGCAGGTGGTAATGGTTCTTTCGGTGGTGGCGGTGGTGGTAGTGGCGGAAACGCGACAACTACAGGTACAACTCTTGCTAAAGGCGGTGAAGGTAGCGCTGGATTCGCATTGATTATATACACTGTTAAAGATTCCGTAACAGTCAACAATACAACTCTACGTAATATCACCACAACTTGGGTAGCATAACATGGCAAACGTAGTATACACATCTACAAATACTTCTTCTCAGGCAATCGATACATTCGATCTGCCGACAGAGAAGGTTATCAACTATAAAGTCCATGTAACTGCAGGAAACACCACGTGGTATTCTCTGTTGGATGTCAGTCACAACGGAATCCAAGCCTCTGAACAACAAACTGCTCTGGCACAGACTGGAATTACTCCACTCGAGTTTGTAGTATCGATTGCAAATAACAGTGGCACCGTTAATGTCACACCTACTGTGATACCAACTACGTTTAGCATCGAAAGGTTGGCTACACTCTGTAACCTGTATTCAGAGAATACACTGAGTGGAAGAAACATTCAGACTGAAGAAGGTCTTGGTATCTATTTTAATAGCGCAAATAATATTACTATTCGCCAATCAAATAATAATGTATTCGCATACGCAAATGCATATATCACATCTGGTGTAATGGGTCCGATCAAGACTAAGTCAAATATTCTGAGTGAATGGACTGCAGCAAACGGATCTATTCGTACGATTGATGGTGACTATCAGGTTGCAATCTCATCCGGTCAAAAAGATAATTGCCAGACTCAAGAAATTGCTGTATCTCCAGGCAAAAGATATATTTTAACTGGAAATGCTTATTATACAACAGATCAAAACTATTCGCACACTCTAGAAGATAGGGATACGGGCCCGTCCCGAATTGAAATTGGCACGCGTTTTGGAGATAATGACTACGGCGGTTATATTGCAAATACTTCAGACAATGCATTCTCTATTGTGTTTTCACCAACCTCAAATAGTGCTCATGTATCATTTGGCTTTGGTGATATCAATAACCGGCTTTTTGTGAAAAATATCGAATTAAAAGAATATGTACCATTCCATACATACAACCAAGACGAAGGTGCTATCTATATCAAGTGGGATGCAGTTGCTGCCGGAAATACCATCCTCAGTTTAAATTCAAACAACGCAAATAATAGAATCTATGTCGATTCTTCAAATAATATATTCGTTAATACCACTAACTGTGGTTCTCAACAGGTAACAAATAAAATTGTATTGAATTATAACGCAGACGGAATAAGTATAAGTCGAAACGGAAATTCTATCATCACGGCATCAGAAACTTTCAATAAATATATTGCAAATGCAGTTTTTGCTTCAATTCCATATGAGTTTGCATACATGTCAAGCAATATATCAAACACCGTAATGGTAGCGCTATCGAATGTCTAAAGATACAATTCACTTATTTAATAATGTT